GCTTACGCATTCAGCCCAGAGCGGGCGCTGATGGTGTCGCGCACCGAGAGCACTCGGCTTGTGACATCTGGCACCAACGAGGCGATCAAGGCCGCCCACGAGGTGATGGGCACAGACGGCACCGGGCGCGTGGTCAAGGAGTGGATCTCCGCTCACGACAGCGTCACCCGTACGACGCACTCCGAGCTCGACGGTCACGCCGTCGGCGCGAACGAGGTATTCGAGATGAGCAGCGGCGCGACAGGTAGCGGCCCCGGCTTGATGGGCGATGCCGCCGAAGATATCAACTGTCGGTGCGTCCTCGCGCCCGGCTTCGAGGAGTCCTGATGCGACGAAACATGATGATGAAGGCCGTAGCCTCCGAGGGCGGGGTGACTCGCTTCGTGGCATCGACTGCAGCCCCTGACCGTATGCACGACATCGTTGCGCAGGACTGGCAGCTTGAGGCGTACAAGGCGAACCCCATAATCCTGTGGGCGCATGACGCGAGCATTCCCCCGGTGGGTCGTGCCGTGCGTGCCGAGGTCATCGAGGGCCGCCTCGAGCTGGATGTCGAGTGGGACAAAGGCACTGAGCTGGGCGCCACCGTTGCGCGCCAGTTAGAGCAGGGCTTCCTCAAGGCCGGTAGCGTCGGCTTCATCCCCGGTGCAGCTACGCCCCGTGGCAGCTTTGACGAAGACGACGAGCGCCACGGCAAGCGCGGCCTGTACTTGAGCCGCAACGAGCTGCTCGAGTTCTCGGCAGTGCCCGTGCCTGCGAATGCCCAGGCGCTATCGAAGGGTGCAGGTACCGAGGCGGCGACGGTCGGAGAGGTGGACGTGACCGCGCTCTTTGCTCGTCAAGAGGTGCGGGACGCTCTGCGCGATGTGGTCCGCCGTGCTGTGGACGCTGAGCTGGCGGCTCGCCCGGTGAAAGACGGCTGGAAGGATTGGTAGCCAACCTCTTGACGTGTCAAGACCTCATGCGGTAAGAGTACCCAGGCGTCTCGTGCGCCTCCCACACTCACAAGGAGGGGCGTGCGATGCCCGACACCGAGATGACGCGCGAAGAGGCGATCAAGACGATCGTTCAGATCCGCCAAGCCGCTGTGGACCAAAAGGGTCAGATTGCTGACCTGGATGGGGCCGTTGCCGACCTCAAGAAGGCCCAGAAGGGTCTAGTCGAGGACCAGAAGCGTCAGGCCAGCGATCGCCATGAGCGCACGATGACCGTAGACGAGTACGGCCTAAAGGGCTTCATCGAGAAGGGCGCCGACGGCACCCCGCTCGTACGTCTCAAGGGTGGGTATGACGCCCGCCGTAAGATGTACGTCGAGGGCTTGCTCGACAGCGAGAAGACCCACGGCGAGTGGCACAGCGAGATGAAGGACGCAGTCAGCGACCTGAACATCGTGCGCGCTGTCAGGCGTGACCCCCGCCGCCCCGGTGCTTCCGTGCCCGCGCCCATGTGCGAGGAGCGCATCAAGCGCCTCGTTGATCGTGCGCCTGACGAGTACCGCAAGATCTTCGCCGACTCGACGGGCATCGGTGCCGAGTGGATCCCCACCGACACGATGGCCAAGTACGAGCGCGACCTGGAGAGCGCCCGCAGCACAGCGAGCAACTTCCAGACCGTTCAGGTCTTCCGCAAGACCACAGACCTGCCCTACCTGAGCAACGGCGGCAAGCCCTACCTCAAGGGCACTGTCGCCACCAACGACCCGGCTCAGTACACCATCTCTGGCTTGGAGACTGCCAAGCGCAGCTTCACCATTCCAGGCTGGGCCGTCCGCTTCCAGGTGGACGAGGACAGTGCTGAGGATTCCATCATCGAGTGGAGCGGTGTTCACCGTGCCGAGGTCGTGGCAGCACTGACCGACGGCTACGAGGATGCCATCTACAACGGCGACACCGCCAGCACCCACCAGGACAGCATCGCGAACTGGGACATGGGCGGACGCTGGGCTGGTACCAACGGCACCGCTGCCGATCACCGTCGCGCCTTCATCGGCCTACGCGCTCGCGCCTTCGATGCGTCGAGCACTTCGGACGGCAACGCCATCATGACCGAGGCCGGGTTTATGACCCTGCGCGGCACGATGGCCAAGGGCTACAGCGCCGCAAGCGGCATCCTCGCGATGCCCAGCTACTTCTACTACGTCAAGGTCATGCTCAACAGCACCGCCTTTCCCAGCTACACCAGCTTGGAGAAGTACGGACCGGGCGCCGTCAACATGGTTGGCGAGATCGGACGGGTGGCGGGTACCCCCATCATCCTGAGCGACTTCAACCCCGACGACCTGAACGCCTCGGGTGTCTACGACAACTCCACGAAAACGAAGGGCGGCCTGCTCTTGGCCCACAAGAACCGGTTCATCAACCTGGTTCGCCGTGGCGGCATGCTGGAGACAGACAAGGACATCACTCGTGGTGTGCATGAGCTGGTCTACACGGCCCGCAAGAGCTTCGTCACCTTGGATGCCGCTGCGACTAAGAACGTGGCCTACCACTACAACCTCACCGGCGTCAGCTAGGAGATACCATGAGCATTGATTCAATCAGCCTAGCCATCGGCGTCGTGGAGGCCGCAGGGACCGGAGAGACGCGCTACCTGGCCGTTCCTCCCGCTGGAGAGTGGCAGCTTGACAGCGCCCTGTTCATCGCGGACACGACCAGTACCGCTCACGCGAGCAACTTCGCGACCCTGACCCTGAAGCAGGGCTCGAACACGCTCGGCGCTCTGAACACGAGCACCGCCACAGGCGCCACACTGACCGCCGGGACGGCCACGGCCTTCACCTTGGCGGGCGGTGCGGCCCTGGTCTTCGGTGGGGCAGGCGCGGACGCGCTCACCTTCACTGTGGCTCACGCTGCGAGCGGTGTGGCCATTGATGGCCAGTTGGTCTGTACCTGGCGCAAGGCGCGCGTGTAATGACTCGCCCTCTCCGCTTCCTCGGCTTCCCGCACACCGCCGTCTATGCCTCTGCTACCCAGCACGCATGGAAGCCCGGCGAGGTGCGCGAGGTCGAGGAGCCGGAGGTGGCTCGCCTACTGAACGACTTCCCTGGCCGCTTCGAGTTGGTCCCTGACGCGCCTGCAAAGGCTGTCGCGACGAGCACGAAGAAGCCCGCCACCCGGTCTAAGCGTACCAAGTAGGGGGGCCTATGGCGCTAATTACCGCCGCCGAAGCCCGCTCCTACATCCCGTCCCTCTCGGACGGGGATACGACGGTGATCGACGACCTGATCGTAAAGGCTGACGGGGTGCTCGCTGCACTCTGCGGCTACCCAGAGTACACGACAGGCACGCGCTCTCTTGAGGCGCAGAGCTGCGTGCTCTACCTCGATGGCCCAGGCGGCGTAGACCTGCACGTTCCGCCACCGCTGGGCGCCATCACGTCGATCTACGACGACGCCGCTCGACTCTACCCTGCATCCTCCGAGGTCGCTGCGGCTGACTACAGCGCCTACGCAAGCGAAGGGCTCATCCAGCGCACCACGGGCGCCTGGAGCAAGGGCAAGCGGGCCATCAAGCTCACGGCCAGCCTGGGCTATGCGACGGTCCCCGAAGCCCTCAAGCACGCCGTGGCGCTCACTGTGGCGCACTGGTACCGCAACACCATCCCCGCGCTGGGCAAGACGGGCATTACCGAGCGTGAGCGGACCGTCAGCTTTGTGACCACCTCGATCCCCCGCGAAGTGAAAGAGGCCATCCGCCCCTTCGTCTGGTGGCGGGGTGTCCTATGACGACTCGCAGCATGAGCGCCTACACCAAGGAGCTACTGGCGGCGTCTAAGGGCCTGCCTGCCGTGCTCAAGCGGACAGCGGTGCGGACTGCCATCAAGGCAGAGCGCGAGGCCAAGAAGAACGCTACGGGCGGGGTGCTCAAGAAGGGCTCGGGCGCGCTCGGTCGGTCTATCACCTCGAGTACGAAGATAGACGGCGGCATCTGGGAGGTGCGCGTCAAGGCCAACTCGATCACGGCGAGCACCCACGAGTACGGCGCCACCATCCGGCCTAAGCGCGCCAAGATGCTCGCTATCCCGCTGGACGCCGCCAAGACTGCGGGCGGGATCAGCCGCTACAGTACGCCCAGCTCGGTGCTCGGCCTCTTCGTGCTGCGCCTGGGCGAGAAGGTCTTCCTGGCCAAGAAGGAAGAGGGTGGTGGTTTGGCCTTCTATTTTATTCTCAAGCACAGCGTCACCATCAAGGCGCGCCCCTTCATGAAGCCCGCTGCCGACGCTGCATGGGGCGACATCGAGCGCGTCCTGTCGCAAGAGGTGCAGGCCAACTACAGGGCACAGGCGGGCAAGCATGGCAAGTAACCTCCGCGCCATCGTAGCGGCCATCCAGACGACGCTTCAGGGCATCGACGGGACCGCTGACTACGTCTACGACCTGGCCGACACGGCAGACCGGGTGCAGGTGGGCTTGCTGCCTGAGACGCCTCGGCGGCTGTCGGTCTGGATCACAGACTTTCAGATGCGCTCCAGCCTCGAGGCGAGCCTTGGCCGGTATAAGCGGACCGTCACGGTACAGATCGAGGCGGCGGTGCCTGCCGCCACCCCTGGGCCAGCGGCGCGGGCCTTCGCGGCTACGGACTTGTGCAACGACATCCACACGGCGCTTGAGGCAGACCGCACGCTCGGTCAGCGGGTGCTCGACATCACGGTGGATAGCACGGCCTTCGATGGGGATTGCATCGGCCTGGACGGCTTCGGCATTGCTGCCGTGGTGGTCACTGTCTGGTGGTACGCGAGTGGGGGCATCTGATGGCCTGGGCAGACGACGACTACGCACACCGGGTGGTGCTCACCATCTTGCCGACGAGTACGGCGACGGCTGATCTGACCTTCGACCTGTCCAAGCTGGGTGACCGCTTCTGGGACGCCATCGACTCGGACGGGTACGGCCTGCGCGTCTGGTCGCCACAGGGCTCGGTCACGGCCTACCAGCTCGCGAGCTTCAACAAGACGACCCGCGCAGGCACGGTGAGCCTTGACGGCGTGAGCCTCGTAGATGGGACGCTGAAAGTCTACCACCTGTACTACGGGATCGACTCCCCCACGGACGGGGACTCGTCCTTGACCATTTCTTCGGCGCTCGCGCTCGCGGTGTACCTGGGCGACCCACGGCAGGGCGTTGTGCTGGATGCCGTCGTGGACCCGCCTGGAGCTTCGGAGCCGGTGCAGCGGGTAGCGATCATCGACGAGGCAGACATCGAGGTCGTGTGGCGGATCCCTCTTCGTCGTGCAGCCGAGCCCATCCAGGGGCGCGACATCTACGACGAGATCTACCGTGTCTACGACGGCACTTCTGGCCACTACACGGCAGCGAGCCAGACCACGCCACCGTCGGAGATCTGGCTGACGGAAGTAGACGACGCGCTCTACTGCATCTTGCTCGTGCCTCTCGCGAGCACGACCCCCGGCACCGCAACGGTTCGGCTTGACTTCTCGACCCTGTCCCCTGCGGGCAAGGAGCAGCGCCAACAGGTGCGCGCCCTGCTCGAAATTCAAGACCTTTCGGAGGCGTAATTATGGCAGCTCCAAACCTCGGCTATGGCGGCGGCTCCGTCGGCTTCGGCGTCGAAACCTCCTGGGGGACCGCAGCGTCCCGTACCCACTGGCTCTACGTCCGCTCGTGCAGCATCAAGCGCGTGGTGGGCCGCGAGCTCACGCCTATCCTCGGCGTCTCTGGCGCCAACGACATGATGGACCGCTTCAGCTTCGTGGGCTCCGACTACGTCATGGGCGACATTGAGTGGGACATGGCCTACGACGACGCAAGCACGCTGCTTGTGTCTCATGCGATGGGCGTCAACGCAACCACGGGCGGATCTGCGCCCTACAGCCACACGATGCAGCCCGCGAACCCCAACGACTGGCCCGTGGGGCTCACCATCGAGCGGATCTTCGGCCTACGAGGCACGACTCGTGACGCAGAGGTCTACGCCGGGTGTGTGCCTACGTCGATCACCTTCACGCAGGAGCGTGGTCAGATCCTCCGCTGCCGCATGAGCTTCATTGGCAAGAGCAGCGCAGGCCGTACCACGGCGAGCACTCCCGCCCACCACACGGGTGAGCCGTCCTGGGTCCTGCACCACCAGAGCAGTAATCTCACCTGGGCCAGCCTAGACGACGCCATGCTGAGCTACACGCTCACCTTCGACCGCGCCCTAGCGCAGCGCCCTGTGCTCGGCAGCCTCTCGGGCGCGAAGCCCTACCCGACCGGCAAGAGCAGCGTGAGCCTGCAAGTCACCCGCGAGTACGACGAGACGACCGTCTATGCGGACTGGCTCGACAGCACCGAGGGTGACGCGCAGATCGTCTACACGGGCTCTGACGACAACACGCTGACTTTCGACCTGCACAACGCGCAGGTCCACGAGTACGACGACCCGGTAGATCAGCCCGGTGTCACCCAGCAGACCATGACGCTGCGGGGCAAGAGCGATGGAACGGATCGAGGCGTAAAGGTGACCTTCACCAGCGACGTAGCGACTTTGGCCAACTAGTGATTTTGGAGGGGAGATGTCTGCAATCAGCCAAGTGGCACAGGCGGCAACGGTCGTCCTGGAATGTGGTGAGGTAGGCGATCAGCCGCTCTTCTGGCGCGTGCGTCGGGTCAGCGACTACCAGATCGCCAGCGCGAACCATGCGACGGTGACGGTGCTGCCCATCAAGCAGCTTGTGCGGGCATCGAGGCCAGCGCCTACGCCTACGGGTGAGGTCGGCGACTTGCTCGAGGCGGCCATCTCCCAGATGAAGCGCGACATGCTGGAGCTTGGGCCGCACGACCTAAAGCGGCTCAAGGATGCGCAGTCGGCCATCTTGTGCGCGGCTGTCATCGGCTTGCGCGTGGGCGGTGTCGGCGACTTCGAGTCACTGCGGCTGTCTGAAGACGAGGAGAGCGACGATAGCGCGGGTGTGCTGCGACTTGCTGACCTGCCTGCGGGCGTCGGTGACAGGCTCGCGGGGCTCGTCTATTCGTGGCTCACAGGGGGTGAGGTGGCCCTGGCTCGCCTCAAGGCGTTTCGTCCTTCGCCCGGAGCTGCTTAGGCTATGCGATCGCCTCGGCCAACGCTACGGGCAGCGCCCTTCGTCCTTCATCGGCGGCGAGGAGATGACCTCAGCCGAGGCCGTCACCTTCGATGCGCTCGCGATGGAGACGGGGCGGGCCGACGTGGAGGCCTTGGCGCAGTCCGAGGGGGCGATGGTCTTCCCAGTGGTTCAGCTCTAGGGGGTGCGCTGTGGGCGTCGTAGAGGAAGTCCTGCGCATCAAGGACGAAGCGTCGTCCGCTCTGAACAAGGTGGGGGGTACTGCCCGCAGGTTGAACCAGGACATGGGCAAGGTCGTACTAGGTGCAGGCGTCGTGGCGGCTGCGCTGCTTTCGATGGGCGCCTCGGCGCTCAAGGCATCCCAGAAGATCGCGGACCTGGTCAACGGCATCAACGACATGGCGACCCGCACAGGCTTCGCCGCTGAGTCCATCAAGGGCCTGCGGCTGGCCTACGAGGGCTCGGGGCAGAGCGCGGACAGCGCAGAGGGCGCGATCAAGGGCTTTAATATGCGGCTGATCGCGGCGCAGCAGAACAGCAAGACCGCTGTGGAGGCCTTCGAGAAGCTGAACGTGAACCTCAAGGACGGTGCCGGGAACTGGCGCAGCAATCAGGAAGTGATGGGCGATACGGTGCGCGCCCTCCAGGGCATCAAGGACCCGTCAGAGCGCGCGGTGCGGGGCATGGAAGCCCTGGGGCGGTCAGCTGGCCAGCTCATGCAGGCGCTCGGCGACACGGCCTTAGAAGACTTCACGGAGCGGGCACGGATCTTCGGGGCCGACATCGGCCCGCAAGCGTCCATCGCGGCGGCAGACTGGCAACGGTCTATGGCGGACATCAAGATGCTGATGGAGGCGTTCATCTCGTCGTTCGGCCCACTCGCGGGCGTGCTCGACAACTTCCAGATCGGTCTCGTCTACACGTCCGCGCTGTTCGGCTCGGTCTTCACGCAGATGAAGGATGCCTTTAACGAGACGCTGGAGGAGATGGGCAAGGACCTGGCCCACTTCCTCGACGCGGCCGAGAGCGCGGCGTCAGGTGACTTCAAGGGCGCGGGCCAAACGCTGATCGATCGCTTCGGCATCCCTGGCATAGACTCCACGCCCTTCATGTTGGGCGAAGGCGCTGGGCCGAATGGCGGCGCCAACGCACCGAGTGGCCTCTCGCAGATCGGGGCACAAGCGAGCACAGACGCATGGGCGGTGACGCAGGAGTTCATCTCTGGCATGGTGCGCGGTGTGGCTCCGACCCCTGCGAGCGAAGGTGCAGACGACGACCCAGACGAGCAGATCGCCCAGCTGATGGGGCTGCCGAAGCCGATGGACCTGAAGGCGTTCGGCGGGCGGCTGGCTGATGCGCTCGGGGAAGCCTACGACTCGATCGCAGAGCAGACCCAGGAAAGCTCCACCCTCGTCCGGGACGCTTGGCTCGGCACCTTCTCACAGATCATCTCGGCGACTGATGGATTCGCCAAGGATTCGCTTGTCGCACACAAGCTGCTCGGCCTGGCACAGGTGGCTATCTCCACGTCGGTCGGCATCATGCGAGCGATGGAGCTCGGGCCGATTGCTGGACCGATCGCCGCAGCCGGCGTCCTAGCGATGGGCATCGGCGAAGCCTCGGCCATCATGACGGCGCAGATGGGGCACGGCCCCGGTGGGCGCACAATGGGTGGGGGCGGTGGTCTCGGTGGCTCGCTGTCGGCATCACACGAAGCAGCGGTGGGGGCTTCGGTCTTCCAGCCCTCTAGCCAGTCAGGCGGGGGCGGCGGTCCCGGCGGCAACGGCGGCTCGACAAACCGCAACCGCGTCGTGGTCGAAACGGTCGGCGGGCTGGCGCCTGTGCGTGAGCTCATCGAGGCCATCAACCAGGCGATGGGGCCGACTGGCTACGGCCTCGCTCTCGACGGCAAGGGGAGCGCCTGATGGGTAACGCCTACATCTACTACTACCCGGAGAGCACGGGCGGCATCGAGCGCATCGACCTGGCCGTGGGCTTTACCTCGCTCACTCGCCAGCCTGTGGGGCTCTCGCGTGTGGAGCGGGCCATCGGCGGCGCTGTGTGGCCTACCCCTCTCGGCCAGTACGAGACCGTGCGCGCGGTGCTTGAGGGCATCGTAGACGAAGACCTGGTAGCCAAGCTGGCGACCTTCGAGACGCACCAGAAACGCGGGGGCGCCTGGGGGCTGTCGAGCGACCACGCTAAGAGCTGGGCGGGCTACACGACCCACGGACTACGACGGGGCACGCTGACGATCCGCACAGGCGGCAACGCTTACGCCGCCTTCGCGAGCGCGGGGGCGCTGGCTGCCGGGGACTACCTCGTGCTGGAGTCGCCCTACCCAGAGCAGGGCTTCGAGATCGTCAAGGTGTCGTCGGTGAGCGGTGGCACCATCACCCTGGCCTCGCCCACCAGGTTCGCCTTTGGTGTTGGCCCGGTGCTCGTTCGGTACTACCGCTTCTGGCCCATCCTGCACACGGACAGCCGCCTAGCGGTCGTGAGTGACGTGGTACCTGGATGCGTGTGGCGGGCGACTCTGGACGGCTTCACGGGCGCTGCTGCGACCGCGCAGGCTGCACAGTCCGCCCCGATGCTTGAGGGCTCTGACGGGCCTGTGAAGGGCGGCGGCAAGACCACCTCGATCACCAAGGCTGGGACCGGCGACCCGATCCGATCGAGCGACATCGCTCTACCTGGGCGGCGCTGATGGGTTGGTCTGCACGATTCCGCGCGGCCATGCTGGCGGGCGAGCAGGCGCACCACCGGATCCGCACGATCGCAATCCAGTCTCTGACGCAAGGGCCAGACTGGGCGCTGTCCACGGACGGCACTGGGCTACCCGGCGTGGGCCTTGCCGAGTCTGGGCACAACAGCGCGGGCTCGCGGCTGGCTGTCGGCCAGTGGTCTACGAGCTTCGGCGGCTTCTCTGTGCGGCTGGTTGGTGACCCTCGGGCACTGCTCGAGCGCACCTGGCGCGGTCAGATCGTCGTGCATGAGATGGCCTACACTGGCTCGGACTGGGAGCCAGTCGAGTGCGGCGTCATCCACGCCCTTACAGGTGGCCCAGGCAGCTACAGCCTGCAATGCCAAGAGCTGACGGCAGCCCTGCGCACCCGGTACACAGCAGACGATGCGGCGCTCGCCCTCTTCTCGGGGGCGCTGACGAGTGCCGAGGACGAAGACGGCCTAACGACCACGCGGCGGGGCTTCATCTATCCTGCGGGCTCGTACACCTCGGGGGCCTCGACGCTCGTATCAGGCAACGCGGACAGCGAGTACGCCTTCGTTGGCGACACCGATGGCCCACGCCTGGTGACCGTAGACCCGCTGAACACGCGGCGCTTCTACTACAAGTACAACGGGTTGACGGGCACCATCCTTCAGACGCTCACAGGTGGCGCGGGCGGGGCCTACGGGACCACAGACAGAAGCAGGCCCGGCTCTACGCTGGTGCAGTCGGTGCCGTTCCTCGAGGACCACCCGATCGACGTGGTGCGCAAGGTCCTGACCTCCACGGGCTACTCGTGGGACACAACTGACGTCGTCCAGAATGGCGCCTATGACACGCTGCCCGAGACGTGGGGGTATGCGCTTCCCTCGGACCTGCTCGACCACGCGGATATGGACTTCTGGCTACCGCTGCTCTCGCCTTCGTCGGGCTCGGCGGCCTGGACGCTGCTGTCGGAGTACGAGCAGCCGAACGGCCTGGAGTACCTGCAAGGCTGGCTCAATCGTGCGGGCCTCTTCCTGACCATGCGTCAGGGGCGGCTCACGGTGCGGGGGGCGACAGACCCGGACGGTGTAGGCGAGGCCCAGGGCTCTGCGGCGGTGAGCTTCGGCACGCTGCGGGGTGATGACCTGCTGCCGGGCTCCGTCAAGTGGTCGGCGTGGGGCGGTGGTGACGGCGAGGAGTACCGCGAGATCCGAGTCTACTCAGGCACGGGCTCCTCTGCGACGGTAGACCCACTCCGGTCGAGGCCGGGGCGTGACACCTACGCCGTCGAGATGTCTGACACGCTGTGGGAGAACGAGAGCGCACACCGCTCGCTGATCCGCGCACGGCTGGCCCCCTGGACGCTCACGCTACCCGAGCGGCTCGAGGTGCGGACCAGGCACCCGATGGCCCGTGGGCTCGCTGTGGGCGATGTGGTGCCGCTTCAGATCCCCCACTTCGGCGGACGCTCGGACGGTCGCGGGGGCTATCAGGGGCGCTCGGCAATGGTCGTGGGTGTGGATGCAGACTTCTGGGGTGGGGCGCCTACGCGCCTCGTGCTCTCGGTGCCCCCGCTCAGCTGGTGGAGGAACTGATGCCGACCGACTACCAGGTCAACGGCGCGCGCACCCAGTGGCAGCGGTGGAGTCGTCGCCTTGCGAGCCTCGTGGGGCTGCCGCCTGTGCCGGGTGTGCCAGTGATGACGGGCGCTGCGAGCTGGACGGTGAGCGAGCCGCTGACGAACGTTCACGACGAGTGGGGTGTGGACGAAGCTGGCGATCTGACGCTCGGCGGCTCGTGGACCGTGGATGTAGCGGCCACGCTGACGGTGCAGGCCGACGACATCGAGATCACGTCTCAAGACACGCGGATCGACATCACGGCGGCCACAGTGTTAGACCTGGTCGGCGATGCGTCTGCGGGGCTCTCGTCGGGCGCTACGACCACAGAGGCGTCCTTCGCTGTAGTGGCCAGCTCTGCGGCGGCCATCAAGGCGCCCAGCGGCCAAGACATCCTCTTCTATGAGTACACCACCGAGGTCGGGCGCTACGACGGTGGCACGAACATCTGGACGTTCAACCCTGCCGGAAACTTCGACGTGGACGCGGGCACACACATCCAGTTGGACGCGGGCACCGGGTCTGACGTCATCATCAAGGAGGCGGGCACACAGTGGGCCACCTTCGACGGCTCAGCGCGCCAAGTCGCTGTGCTCGGGCAGCTAAGCGCCGACAGCGTAGGATACTCTGGGTATACCGCCTACCTGCGCAATAACTGGGGCGGAACGACGGACGCCAACGCAACTACGCTGTACGTCAAGAACACGCCGGATAATGCGTATCGCCGGGTCGGTTTGCACTTCCCTGGCCTCTCGTCGGTACCGTCCCACTTCATAAGGTTCCACAATTCAACCGGCCTTCAGGGGTGGATTAACGACGCCACGCCCGCCAACGTGGCTGC